ATGTGTCAATAGATTTGATGATGATACTAAGGCAAGTTTCTTAGACCTCTATACCAAAGTTGATGCTGGGGAAGATGTATCAAATTATGGTCAAGAGGAACTAGAAGAAGAATCCAATGATAGTGAGGAAGAAGTGGATAATAACCAATTCTAAAATTCTATTATAGTCCTTGCCGCACCCAATATTGTAATGGTATTGGGTGCGGATTTATATTTAAGGCTTGACTTATGATAAAAAATTTAGTATAATAATAATATGAGTAAAATTAAAAATCAAATTAAAATTGGATATCAAAAATATGATATCGACATTTGGCCTGAATCATTTGCTACTACCGAAGAGGCAGTTGGTGAATTCTTTAATAATGATCGTAAGATTGGTTTGAGAGGTGATTATGTTGAAACACTACACGGTGCTAATACTTTATTACACGAAGTTATGCACGGCATTGTTTATCAATATGGTATGGTTCAGACAATGGATAAGTTTGATAAAGAAGAAAAGATTGTGAATACTTTAACTAATGGTTTAATGAATGTATTTGTTGATAACCCTTGGTTGATGGAGTATATAAAGGAACAAATAGACAAAGAGTATGGTAAGAGTAGTAGTCAAGCAGAATAATGTTGAACGGGCTATTCGCCAGTTAAAAAAGAAGTTAATGAAGGAAGGCATCCTTCGAGAGTTAAGACTAAGGGAGTATTACGAGAAACCTAGTTTGAAGAGGCAACGAAAACATAAAGAAAGTTTAAGACGAGTTGCTAAAGAAAAGAGATTACGGAGACGCCGTGAAAGGTACTCCTAAGGTATTCGGTATCCATATGCCACTATGGATTCAGAATGTGTTAAAAGTGAAGTGGCAAAAACAGAAGGAGATAAGAATGGCTAGACCAAGACTATCAAAGAAACAAAAGGTCCTAAACCTTTTATCAAAAGGTCAACCGGTATTCTGGAAGACTCTAAGATCAAGATTCGATTTAGTATCACCTAGAGCGATGATTGACACATTAAGAAGTGAAGGTCATATGATCTACATTAACCAGAACACTGGTACTAATGGGAATAATACTTCTTATAGAATTGGAACCCCTACAAAAGCGATTATCGCTGCTGGGATCCAAAAACTTTATGGTACTAAATACGCTTACTAATCGTATAAATAGTACTGCTAGGCAATTCGTAAGACCTGGTAGAGGTAGAGTGTCTTGCTAAGAGACACCATAAGGCTTTTGGGTATTGTGCCACAAACAATACCCACTATATTATGAATGAGGTGAGAATGAAATATAACGAAGATCAAATTATTAATGAAATTAAAGCATATGTAGGCCTTACATATGAACAACACTACTCCAAATCAGATGATGGATTTCAAGTTCAAGATGTATTAAGACACTTGAAGATTAACAAAGATTTTTGCCAGGCTAATGCAATAAAATATTTGTGTAGGTACGGTAAGAAAGGCGGCTACAATCGTACTGATCTATTAAAGGCAGTACACTATATTATATTATTAATGAGTGAGGAAAAATATGATGAAACTGAGTGATCAAACATTAGAGGTATTGAAAAACTTTTCAGATATCAATACTAATATTCTAGTGAAACCTGGTAGTGAATTATCCACTATCTCAACAATGAAAAATATACTTGCAAAGGCAACGATAACAGAATCGTTTGACAAGCAATTTGCTGTATATGATTTATCTGAATTATTAGGTATCGTATCTGCTATAGAAAAACCAGATGTAGATATTTCAAATGAAAAGTTTATGACTATCGGATCTACTGGTTCAAAGTCTAAAGCAAAATATTATTATTCAGATGAAAGTGTCGTAACCTCGCCTCAAAAAGATGTGGTTATGCCTGATGCTGATGTAAACTTTCAATTAAAAGATGAGATACTTTCTAAACTATTAAAGATGGCTGCAATTATGAAGTTGCCTGATTTATCATTAGTAGGTAAAAAAGGTCAAGATGTAATTCTTAAAGTACACGATAAAAAGAATTCTGCTAATTCTTATGAAGAATTTGTAGGCACAGAAGCGTCTGCTGATTTTACTTTCAATTTTAAGATTGAAAACTTAAAGATTATACCTGGTGATTATGATGTCGCTGTTTCTAGTAAATCAATATCACACTTTAAAAACAAAGTAAAACCAATTGAATATTGGATTGCTTTAGAACCAGATAGTAAAATAAGTAAATGATTGCAAACGCATTAAAGAAAAAACTAGAGGCAGATATAGAGTTAGCAAGATCAGACTTAGAGGTCTTTCTGAATAACCCTATCGGTGTCGCTGAGCATATTGATTATATTGCCACTGCTGAAAAGAAACTAGAACATTTAGCACACGCCGAAGATAAACTAGAATCTTTACAGAGACATTTTAGCAAGTATTAGTATGAGTGATTTCTTATGGGTCGAACAATATAGACCTCAAACAATAGATGAGTGTATCTTACCAACAGATATCAAAGAGACCTTTCAGTCTTTTGTAGATCGTGGTGAGATATCAAACTTACTACTTGCAGGTCCTCCTGGTTGTGGTAAGACTACTGTTGCAAGAGCATTGTGTGAGCAAATGGGTGCTGACTATATGTTTATCAACGGTTCTGAAGAATCTGGTATTGACACCTTACGAACCAAGATCAAAAACTTTGCCTCCACAGTATCATTATCAGGCGGTAAGAAGGTTGTCATACTAGATGAGGCAGACTATTTAAATCCACAATCTACTCAACCTGCCATGCGTGGGTTCATAGAGGAGTTTCATAAGAATTGTAGATTTATTCTTACTTGTAATTTTAAGAATAGATTAATTGAACCATTACATAGTAGATTTTCAACAATAGATTTTAAAATTGCTAATAAAGATAAACCTGTCCTTGCAAGTAAACTATTTGCTAAGGTTGGTATTATACTTAAAGAGCAAACCATACCTTTTGATGAGTCAGTTGTTGCTGAACTTATCAATAAACATTTTCCTGATTATAGAAGAATACTAAATGAATTACAAAGATATTCTGTAAGTGGTAAAATAGATACAGGTATATTAACAAATATTTCTGATGATAACTTAAACAAACTTATATCATTATTAAAAGAAAAAGACTTTACCAATATGAGAAAATGGGTAGTCAATAATTTAGATAATGATCCTGTCGTAGTTTTTAGAAGAATATATGATACAATGTATGAGAACTTAGAATCAGAAACTATACCTCACGCTGTATTAATATTGGCAGACTATTCTTATAAGTCTGCTTTTGTGGCAGATCAAGAAATTAATCTTGTTGCCTGCCTAACTGAGATTATGTCTCAATGTAAATTTAAATAAGGAGAAAAATATGGCTGATTTGACAAGTATAACAGCAGAACTTACAACAGGCCTTGATGGTAAAAAAGTTGATCTAGGCGGTGCGATAGTTACCTTTGATTTCGGAGAAGGTGTTGTATGTCTAGATGGTAGCTCAGAAAATGGACCAACTACTATAACAGTATCTAACGAAGTTAAAACCTCTGATGCTACTGTTAAAATGTCCTGTGATTTATGGGAACAATTAAAACAAGGAACAACAACAAGTGCCAGTGCATTTATGAATGGCGAGATAAAACTAGAGGGTGATATGGGTGCAGTCAGGAGACTTCAGGTCATATTCGACTCAGTAAAATAAATAGAAAGATTATATTATGAAAGATGTGAAATTATTTGATAACAGAATTTTATTCAAAGATGAATTAGTAACCGAAACTGATATGCCTACATTATTTACAGGTAAAAGAATAGTTATGTTTGGGTTACCAGGTGCATTTACACCTACCTGTTCATCTAAACAAGTACCTGCCTATGAGGATATGTACGAGCAGTTTATAGATACAAATAAAGTTGATGATGTATATTGTGTATCAGTCAATGACCATTTTGTTATGAATGCTTGGGGTAAAGACTTAGGCATAAAAAAAATTACATTGATACCCGATGGCGATGGGTCTCTAACTAGACAATTAGGAATGTTGGTAAATAAACCAGTACAGAACTTTGGTTATAGATCGTGGAGATATTCTGCATATGTCGTTAATGGTATAGTAAAAGAAATGTTTATAGAACCTGGCATAAATAATATGAGTGATGACGAAGATCCATACGAAGAGTCAACACCAGAAAAGATATTAGAATATGTCAAATCCCTATGAACTAAAACATTATCTTAACGCAATCAATTATACAAAAGAGGATCTGGTCAATTCAGATGATCAGATGTGGGCAAAGAAATATCCTGCCTACATAACGAATAAGATAATGTCTGCATTCCTAGATACTCTTATGTTGGCTAATGAAATGAATCGTCATAGCCATCTTGATAAAGATATACAGTTCCAATTTTACATAAATAGTGTTAGAAAAAAGAAAAGGTTTAGTCCGTTCATTAGAGCGTCTAAACTTAAAGATATTGATGTGGTTAAAGAGTATTATGGGTATAGTAATGATAAGGCCAAAGACGCTTTAAAGATACTCTCTAAAGATCAGATTAAATATATTAAAGAGAAATTATTTAAAGGTGGAACAAAATGAGTGAGGAAACACAATGGAGTCCAGAGAGTATGCTCGAGGTCTCTTTAAAAGAACCTGATGACTTTTTAAAGGTTCGAGAAACGCTAACGAGAATAGGTGTGGCGTCTAGAAAAGATAAAAAACTATTTCAATCTTGCCACATTCTTCATAAACAAGGTAGATATTTTATCGTACATTTCAAAGAACTATTTGCCCTAGATGGCAAACATAGCAATTTATCTGAAAACGATTTACAAAGAAGAAACACTATAGCACAATTACTAGCAGATTGGGGATTAATTAGTATCGTTAATCCTGATGTTGCTGAAAATAAGGCACCGTTGTCTCAAATAAAAGTTATATCTTTCAAAGATAAAGGTAACTGGATACTAGAGACAAAATATAATATAGGTAAAAAGGTAGATGAAGCCAGTTAAGTTTAATGAGTATATTACTGAAGAATCTGAAGTAAAAAAATTTAGATTGCTTATTATTACAGATGAGCCTAAAGAGGCAAAAACATTTCATACCGCTGATAGGTTAAGAGAAGAGGCAGAGAAAAAGGGTTATAAAAATTATCTATATAGATTATCGGGCGGCTATATGACACTTGAAGATGGCATTCGTAGAGTGCATAATAAAGATGATGAAAAAGGTTTTGAAATATCTGCCGAGACAACTGTGGCAGTTATTCGTGGTTCTATTACAAGAAAAGACTCTTGGATGGACTTAGTATCTCAATTAGAAAAGGCAGGGATTGTTTGTGTAAATTCTAGACAAACTATAAGTACCTGTGCCGACAAATATAGAACAGCACTAAGATTATCAGATGTAGGACTAAGACAACCTAAAACAGTTTTAGTTTCTGATCCTGATAATATTCAAAAAGACTTTGAAAAATTAGATACAGATTTTCCTATTATACTTAAAACACTTAGAGGATCAAAAGGTGTTGGTGTATTATTTGTAGAGTCAGAAAAATCTTTAATGAGTCTTGTACAAGTATTATACAAACAAGATGAAGATACAGATTTATTATTACAAGAATATATTAAAACAGATTATGATGCTAGAGTCCATGTTCTTGGTGGTAAAGTATTAACTGCTATGAGACGAGATGTTTTAGAAGGTGATTTTAGAAGTAATATATCTCAAGGTGCGAAAGCAAAAACTCTACAACTTACAAAGTTAGAAATAGAAAAATGTCTAGAGGCTGCTAAGGCAGTTGGTGGTATATGGACAGGTGTTGATTTTATACCATCTAAGAATAGAGAAAAAGATGAACCATTTTTTATTGAAGTAAATTCATCACCTGGTACTGAGGGTGTAGAAGAGGCAACAAAAAGAAATGTATCAAAAGAAATTATAGAATATTTTGAAGATAGAGATAATTGGGTTTATGTTCCTACTGAGTGTGGATTTAAAGAGATTATAAAACTAGGTGGTCTTGAATTAGTTGCTAAGTTTGATACAGGTAATAGTGGTCAAAATGTGATACACGGAAAAGATATTAAAGTAGAAGGCAAAAAAGTTAGTTGGAAGTTATTAGATAAAAGATATTCTGCTAACTTAGTTAGAATGGACAATATTAAAGTAGGAGGTCTTAGAGATTATGACGAAGATCGCCCACTAATAAAATTAGATGTTGAGTTTGCAGGCACCATCTATAATGATGTTCTCTTTACAATAGATGATAGAGAAGATCGAACACCTATCTTATTAGATAGGAAATTTATGAAACGATTGAATGTTATGGTTAATCCTGCTCAAAAGTATTTGTTAACCACACCATTTAATATTGATATAAGGAAAGCATAATGGCTAAAAGTGAAGTGAAAGTCCTACGATTAAAAGTAGGTGATTTTATTATTGCTAAAGTAAGTGAGTTAAAAGACAAATATACTATGGAGAAACCTATGGCATTAGGTTTTGTAGGTAATGGCGAGAGTGGTGCAGGTACTTTACAATTCGCACCTTGGTTCCCATTTACAGACTCAAGAGAAATTAATATAGCAAAAGATGATGTTCTTTTAATAGAAGAACCTGGTCTTGATTTATTAAATCACTACAATAAAAATTTCGGTAGCGGACTGATACAAACACCTAAAGGTTTGATTACTGAGTGATCGAAGAATTAGCAAATGGCAACGCAGCCTTTGTTGATGTTAAAGTAAAAGAGTTAGACGACAATCAATTAAAAGATTTAGGCCATCTTTTACTATACTATGGGTGTATCGTTTTAAAAAAACAAGACCTAGAGTTAAAAGATTTCTCAAAACTTTCAAGTGCCTTCGGACATAATCAATATAAATTAGTTAGAGATAATGTTATTGATTGGGAGAGTTGGATTTATGGTGACGATCTAAAGACTAATGACCCTAATAAGGTTATACAGAAAGCAAAACAATCATACTTAAATAAAAATTCAGATACTAAATTTGAACAAGATGGTATTAAGTATGGCACAGGCCTGCAGTATCATAATGAAAATGACTTAGACTATCTCAACCCTATGGGTTGGTTTAATTCTGACTTTCCATGGATACAAGAAGTTAGTGGTAGACCTAGAGGCCTGTTCGGTATTAAAGATTTAGTTTTTCATACAAACTTAACTAATCATTTTACTCACCAGTATGGTAATTTAGTATCTCTCTATGGCGTTCAACACACAAAAGGAAGTATAACTCCTGTATCAAATGTTAATAGAGCATACTCAGACTTTACTCAAAAACAAAAAGATAAATCAAAAATATTAAGAGCAAGAATAGGAAGAATGTTGCAATCTTCTTATGATGATCCTCAAGATGTAGCAAGAGAATTAGTTTTATTAGATGCAGGACAAATTACTGAATCTAAGTATGATGTTATAAATCAAATAAAGAAATTATATAGTGAAAGCACACCTAGTAATAATACAAGACGAATTATAAAAGCAAAAGAATTAGGTGCAGCTGTACCTGGTAATAAAGGTATTGATATACCATTTGTATTTGAATGTCCTATCGAAACTAAATGGGGCAAACATACATTTAGTTCAATGGCTGTGGTCGAAGATATGATTGATGACCCACACTTTTCTATGGAGTTATTTGATAGTTATATTGATAATAATAAGTATAGGTATGATCACGAATGGGAAGATGGCGATGTTATTATCTTTGATCAATTACTTACTATTCACGCTAGAAATAATGCAAAGACTTTAAATCCGAGCAAAAGAATTCTATGGCGAAGTTGTCAAAATCATTCTAAGTTAGGTGTGCCATTATGGTTAGATATTAATAAACCAATATCTGGTGAAAGATTAGATGAGTCTAATGGTCTTAGTTTATTAAAAGTTTTTACACATTTACCTAACAAAGAGCTTGACTAACCAATTTAAATTTGTTATAATAAAATTATGAAGTTCTACACATCCGTTATACCACACCGTGGTCGTCTTTTGGTTCGTGCCATAGTTAACGGTAAAAGAATTCAAAAAAGAATTAATTATAAACCATCTCTATTCATTCCAGTAAAAAAAGAAACTAAGTATAAAACTCTTGACGGCAGGCCGTGTGAGAGAATACATTTCGATAGCACTTATGAGCAAAGAGAATGGTTAAAACAGTATGATGGTGTGACCGGGTTTGAATACTTTGGTAATACTAGACATCAACACGCTTTCATATCAGACGAATTTAAAGGTAATATAGATTGGGATATATCTAAACTCAATATGATTACGATTGATATTGAGACTGCTTGTGAGAATGGTTTTCCTGATCCTAAAACTGCAATCGAACCATTAATTTGTATTACTGTAAAATCTCATTCAACAAAAGATATTATCGTATTCGGCATCGGCGAATATAAAAATGATAATGAGAAGGTAACATATCTAAACTTTACAACCGAACAGGAATTGTTGGAGGCATTTATTAAATTCTGGCAAGAATATGATCCTGATATTATCACAGGTTGGAACTGTAAGTTTTTTGATATGACTTATCTAATAAATCGTATTAACTATTTAATGGGTGAAGATCAATCTGCTAAATTAAGTCCTTGGGGTATTGTAGAATCAAAATCTCAAAACAAACAATTTGGTGGTGAGATTCAACATTATGACATTCTTGGTGTGTCAACCTTAGACTATCTAGATTTGTATAAGAAATATACTTATTCAAAACAAGAAAGTTATCGTCTTAACTTTATTGCTGGTGTAGAACTCGGTGAGTATAAAGATGATAACCCTTATGATAGTTTCAAAGACTGGTACACCAAGGACTATCAATCATTTGTAGATTATAATATTCAAGATGTAGAATTAGTTGACAGACTAGAAGATAAAATGAAACTGATTGAATTACATTTGACTATGGCCTATGAGGCAAAGGTAAACTTTCAAGAAGTATTCCAACAGGTTACAATGTGGGATGCAATTATATTTAACTTCCTAAAAGATAAAGGTATTGTTGTTCCACAAAAAGAAGAACACGAAGGTGCTCGTGGTTATGAAGGTGCATATGTAAAAGATCCTATTATAGGATTTCACGACTGGATTGTTAGTTATGATCTGAATAGTTTGTATCCACACTTAATTATGCAGTATAATATATCGCCTGAAACTATCATAGGTTTTCAACCTGAACTTGCAAGTGTAGATAGAATGCTTGATCGTGAGGTTGATTTTTCTAAGTTTGAAAAAAGAACTATGACACCAAACGGTGCGATATTTAGAACCGACAGACCTGGGTTTCTAGGCGAGTTGATGGAGAAATATTATACAGATAGAAGTAAGTATAAAAAGTTGATGATTGCAGAACAAAAGAAACTACAAAAAGATAAAGGTAATAAATCTATTGTTAATAATATTTCTAAGTATAATAACATTCAGATGGCAAGAAAGATTGCTCTTAATAGTGCCTATGGTGCTATCGGCAACAAGTATTGTAGATATTATGATGTAAGGCAGGCCGAAGGTATTACTCTTGCAGGTCAATATTCTATTCGCTATATTCAAAGGCGTGTCAATGAATATCTTAATCAGTTATTGAAAACTGAAAAGGTAGATTATGTTGTTGCCTCAGATACAGATTCAATTTATATTCGTATGGGCGATGTTGTAAAGAAAATGGGTCTAGGTGATGATATAAAAAAGACTGTAAAAATACTAGATAAGTTTTGTGATCAAAAACTAAAACCTTTCATTGATGAAAAGTATCAAGAGTTGGCAGACTATACTCACGCTTATAAACAAAAGATGGTGATGGATAAAGAAGTGATTGCCAACAAAGGTATTTGGACTGCTAAGAAAAGATATATTTTAAATGTTTACAATTCTGAAGGCGTTGATTATGACGAACCTAAACTAAAGATTATGGGTATTGAGGCAGTTAAGTCATCAACACCTAAGGCGTGTAGAGAAAAAATTAAAGAGGCACTAAAAGTTATTATGACAAAAGATGAGGCTGCATTGATAGAATTTATTGATAACTTTAGAGATGAATTTAATAAATTACCTATCGAAGAAATTGCTCATCCTCGTAGTGTAAATGGTCTTTTAAAATATCAAGATAATACCACAGTATATAAAAAGAGTACTCCTCGCCATGTAAAAGGTGCTTTACTTTACAATCTTAATTTAAGACAAGATAGTAAATTGCTAAATAAGTATGAGACTATAAAAGAGGGTGATAAGATAAAGTTTGTTTCATTAAGAATGCCTAATCCATTAAAAGATAATGTTGTTTCTTTCCCAACAAGATTACCTAGAGAGTTTAATTTAAAAAATTACATTGATTATGATGAACAGTTTGAAAAATCATTCTTAGATCCACTAAGATTTATAGTCAACGCAATTGGCTGGTCCTTTGAAAGACAGGCAAGTTTAGAAAGTTTTTTCGGGTGAGTAATATGATTATCATTTGTAATAGATGTGGATTTAAACATATAAGAAACGGATGGTTCTGTTTACATTGTGGAGTATTTTTAAGATGAATGATGTATTAGAAAGTATAATTGATGTAGGTAGTGGTTTCTTTTTATCTATCATAATACAGATTACAATATTTCCTTTATTTGATTTACATCCTACAATATTTGAGAATATACAGATTGCATTAATATTTACGGCTGTATCAATGACAAGATCAGCACTATGGAGAAGATTTTTTAGGAGAAGAAGAATATGAGAGTAGAAGTTATAAGAATTATGGGATCAGATTTATCGGTTGTTAATGCTGCTAGAGTTTCTTATAATAAAGTATCTGAGGAGTTTGATAATAAAGATGAAAAACTAATTAAGTATTTAGCAGAACATAATCATTGGTCGCCATTTGCACACGCTTTTGCTTCTTTTAGAATAGAAGCACCTATATTTGTTGCAAGACAATTAGTAAAACACCAAGTTGGCCTTGCGTGGAATGAAGTGTCTAGAAGATATGTTGACTATGTACCTAAAGTATATAAGATAGATAGATGGCGTGGTAGACCTAAGAACTCAAAACAAGGCTCTTCAGGTGATATAAAAATGTCAACAGAAATGAAATTTGAATATGATATGTGTATAGAAAAAAGTATAGGTTTATATAATAGAATGATAAAAGAAGGTATCGCACCTGAACAGGCAAGAGCAGTATTACCTCAAAGTATGATGACTGAGTGGATATGGAGTGGTAGTTTATATGCATTTGCTAGAGTTTGTAATCTTAGAAATAAACCAGATGTTCAAGAAGAAACTAGACAGGTAACTGAAAGTATGAATTCATTTTTAAGTAATGGTTTTCCTATATCTTGGAAGTATCTTTGCCCAACAACAGGAGTAGAATCAATTAACGCCGTATGAGAATATTATTAGTAGCAGCACTACCAGAAGAAGTACAAGGTATGCCGTATGAGGTAACACTAACTGGTGTAGGTAAAATAAATGCCACTAGAGTATTGACAGAAAAGATAGTAATGTGGGATGGCAGAAAACCTATGTTGCCTGATATTGTAATTAATTATGGCACAGCAGCCAAGTGTTCTAATAGAGTGCAAGTTGGCGAATTATATGAGATTGGTAGTTATATACAAAGAGATATGAATGTGACCCAACTAGGATTTGAAAATTATCAAACACCTTTTGGTAAAGGTACGATTAATGGTGGCAAAGGAGATTTAGTTTGTGCCACAGGAGATAACTTTTGGGAGGGTGACACACAATTTACCGAAGAGTATGATGTAGCAGATATGGAGGCATATGCTTTGGCATCTGTTTGTGAAACATACAATATTCCTTTTAGATGTTTTAAATACATTTCTGATGACGGAGATGCAAAACAATGGCAAGAAAATTGTAGAAAAGGTGTAGAACTATTTGTAGCGAGAATGAGATTAAATGCTTAATGAAACACTATTTAAACGCCTAGAATCACACGCTAACGAGGTGAATCTACCTATCTTAGACAATCAGTCATTCGATAGATATACTAACGAATTTGGGAAAGATATCTTTCGTTGGACACTATCAGAATATATTGCTAAAGTAAGACCTAAGTTTCCGCTCAAACCAATATCAGATGAAGATATGAGGTCGACCTTCTCATCCCTAAAGAAGGCTGATTATAGTACCTATTGCTCACCTATTGAGCAAGTAGAAAAAGAAATCTTTGAAAAGTATGATGATCTTGAATATCCATTTAGCAAATATGGATTAGGTATCATAGACGCACCGAGTACATTCA